CAGCTGCGTCTGCTCACACGTCATGGTGCGCCTGTCCGTCCGGGCGTAAGCCATGCTTGTGGCGGCAAACAGGATCGCTCCCGCGGCTGTCAAGAAGATTGGGCGAATTGGCATGGCGGTATCCTCACGAGATTCGTCGTGCCCAACTCGCACCGTCGCTCGTGGTTTAGCGCGTTTGGCGCTGGAGCGGCAATGCGCAACCTCGATCACCCGGAACTGGCTGGCCGAAGAGCGGACCGAGCGCGTAAAAGCAAAAAAGCCCGCCACACCTTTCGGCGTGGCGGGCTTTCCAAAAAGACATCACTGCGGTGTCGGCACTTCCGGTTCATTCGACACCACTGCGGCTCCAATCACCGCCAGCCTGCCCTTCTTGACAAGCACCACACGCCCTCGGATCGAGCATCAGGAATGCTTTACGCGATGCGCTTTAGACTTCCGCCAGGCACGATTTCACTCTTCCCTCCCCGGTTTGAACCGCCGCACCATCACCTCGAATACAATGTCCGATATCCACATCGCCGAGACGCCGATGAGGAACGCCGCGGCCAGCGTCGTGGTATCGTCGTCGGGGACCGGCAGGCCGGTCGCTCGAAAATAATGCGCCACGGGAAGCGTGAGATAGGCTGCCGCCAGTGCGCCGCAGATCGGCGACGCCACCATCTCGCGGACCTTGTAGCGGTGGCGCGACAAGGCCCGCAAAATGCCGCCGGAAAGGCCGGCGACCACCACCGGCGCCTTGATGCCGAGCGTATCGAGAAACTCCTGTATCATGGCGCCCACCCGCACCATCTGGCGCCCTTTCCGTTATAGGCGTTCATCTCGTCGAGTTCGGACCGCGTCATCGCCACGACGACGGAAGCTGACGAGCGGCGCGGCTGGTTGTGGTCGCACCAGACCTGGCGCGGATTGCCGACCGAGGCCGGCGTTGTGCATCCGGTAAGCAACAAGCCCCCAGGCAGCAGCGCGACCATCAGCGCCTTGCCCATCGCATCGCCTCCCGCCGCGCTGCCTCGTCCGGCAGGTCGCGCGCCGCGCGCTCGACATCGGTCGCTTCGCGGTCCATTTCGAGGCGGCCCTCGGCAGCGGCAAGTTTTTCAGCCGCTTGCCTGGCCGCATCCTTTTTCGCCCGGTTGACCCCGCCGGCGACATAGAGCCCGAGGCCGCCGACGAGCGTGGCGAAGATCGCCATGATCGTCTTGTTGCCGGCGAGCGCCGACAGGATTGCGAGGAGCGCGCTCATAGCAACAGCCCAAGGATCAAGCCGGCGACCGCGCCGACGACGAGCGGCGGCCAGGATTGGCGAAGGTAGGCGGTGATGAATTCGACCCGGCCTTCCATGTCACGCGCCCTGGTTCGGGATGCGATAAACGCCGCCGGCCACAAGGGCGCCGACGATCAGGTCTCGCACCACGCCACCGAGGCCGGGGATTTCGACCTGAAGCTGCTGAAGGCCGATCAGGACGCCGATGCCCGCGACTGCGACGATGAATTTCGAATAGCAAGCCATGGTTCATTTCCTTCCGAACAGTTTGAGAATGAGATTGAGGAGCGCGGTCCAGGGGCTTTGCTTTGCCACAGGCGCGGGCGGCGCGACGGGCTTTGACGATTGTGGGGGCCGGATAGGTGCTGGCTGGGGAACCGCGGGAGAGGCCGCCGGCGGCCACGGCGTATCCTTGATGCGTGACCATTTGCGATAGGCGTCGGCAAGGCGAGTATCGTAGGCGTTCTTCCTGTATGACGCGCCGTTGTAGCCCTTGGCGAAACCGGCCCAATCGTGATTGCGCAATTTGTCGGCGAGCCGTTTCTCGGCGATGAAATTGACAGCCGCTTCAAGCTGTAGCGCCTCGTCTTCCATCATGGCTTCGACCATGGCCTGCACGGTGAGGAAGCCGGCCGCCTCGAAATTCTCGCCGAGCACCTGGCCGAGACCCCACGACGCCGATTTCAGCGCCGCCGTCTCGTCGATCGCGACAGCCGCTTTCAGCCTGGAGTAACTATCCCTGGGGTAGGGTTTTTCGCCCCACTTCGGATAGGCGAGACCCGCAGCGACGGCTTGCGCTCGAGCCGCCCCCGACAGATTGCGGAAAAAGACATGCGGCTCGAACAGGATGATCGGCCGACCCTGCGCATCGAAGCCGTGGCCGCTGGTCTCGACATCGAGAAAGGCGTGGATCTCGTCCTCGCCGACGCCGATCAGCGCGCCAAGTCGGGGCAGATCGAGGTCGTCCAGACGCTTCGCAGCGCCCTTGAAAGAGGTGTCCATGGTGTTTCCTTTCCGCCCGGGCCACGGGCAGTTGATGTTTGCAAGCGATCGTGTGAGATGAGCGCAAGGGGGAGGGAGGATCTGCGGATGTCGGAAGACGAAGAAACGGCAATGGCCACGGAACGCTGGACCGTGAAAGCCGAACTATCCGCGCTCGGCCGCGACAAGCCGCTGCTTTTGGTGCTGGCGGCGATCCTCTGCCTCTATTGCGGGCTGGTCGCCGGGCCAATCCTCTATGCGTTCCTGGCCATTCAGGGCATGGCGGATTTCTTCAAATGACCGTGCTGGCTGCTTGAGAACAGCTCCGTCCGTGCCCTCGCCTGTATCGAAATTGCTTAGCCGGGATGAAACCGCTCCGATTGATCGTTCGTACCTTGTGGGACACAAGGTGCGGGAGGGCACGTGACAATAAGGATCAGGCTTCCGGGGGGAACTCTGAAGATCAAGAAGAAGGACGAACTGCGTCGCCGTGAGCAGAAGCGCGAGGTTCCGGTCTGGCAGATCGGAAATCGCTTTGTCATCTGGTGGCCAAGCAGCATGTCTGATCGCCCATCCAAGCGCCCGCCAGAACGGTGATCCAAAACTCGCGGCTGTGAAGAGATCCGAGGGCGGACCAGGACAGAACGGCGGCGATTCCATCGGGAGCACCGCGCTTCCATCGCGCAGGGACCTTGTTCCGAAACATCCCAGAAATAGTCAACGCCCTGCCGTTGACTATTTCGCTGCGGAAGCTCTCTTATTGCTGCATTGCACAAAAAGGTTTGGGCCGATGGCGGTGCGGATCAGGTTGCCGGGCGGCACCTTGAAGATGAAGGTTTATCGGGAGTTGCGCGAGCGCGAGCGCGACCGCCGTGTGCCTGTGTGGAAGGTGGGCTCGCTCTATCTTATCTGGTGGTCGAACCGCCAGCGTCCTTCAAAAGACTAGCGGCTGGCTGACGGCGCGCCAGACGCTTCCGCAAAAGCGTTACACCCGATCATAAAACCGTTATCCGACGTCTGTACCCTGGGCCCTCCCAGAAACAGTCGATGACCAGATGTTGACTCTTCCGCAAGGGAAGGTCTCTAATTTGCTGCAATTGCACATCATTGCTGCGTTGCACAACGGGAGTTGAACCGATGGCGGTGCGTATCAAGTTGCCGGGCGGCACGCTGAAGATGAAGACCTATCGCGAATTGCGGGAGCGGGAACGCGACCGCCGCGTACCGGTCATGAAGATGGGCTCGCTGTATTTCGTCTGGTGGTCGAACCGGGGTTCTCACGACAAGCCGCAGGGCAGCCATCGCTAGATGGTGGCGGCATCTGCCTGCGCAGGGCGTGTCCTTTGAACACCCAGGATGCTGTAAATTCTTGCATCGACCAAGGCGGCAATGCGCCATCGCAGATCAACCAGCGCAACGGCAAGTTGATCTGCGATGGCGACTACAGGCTTGTTGGACGCCTCACCATCACGCTTGCAAAGCGACGCCGCTTGCCGCAAATGGCAACTTGCCAGATTGATATCCAAGGAGGCCCGCGAGATGGCTATCCAGCGCACATACCACTTCAATGGGGTAAACCATATCGAGGCTGAACAGGGTGGCAATCCCGTTTTTGTCGAAGCCACAAATCCGGTCCAGGGCGGCGGATGGATGCATATTTCCGCAAGTCAGGTCCACGATATCGCGGTCCGCCTGTTTTTGACTTCGCAAGACACAGCGCAGATGCGCAACGATCTGACCAAAACCGTCACACACGCAGAGCCCGTCACCGCAGCGCTATCCGCTCAAATGCCTAAGCATTGCGTCATTATTGAAGATTGGCCAGCGTTAACGCCGCTTGGCAAGCACTGATGCCGTTCGTTCCGCCGTTCCTGTTTCGCCTGTTAGGCATTAATGTCGGCGCCGGCACGAAGATGAGTGTCCGAAGTGTCCGCACCGCTCGCAAGGGCCATCACACGATCGGCGATGAATCCAATCTCAGTTGCTATTTCTCATACGACCGGCCTGAGGCGCAGATCACGATCGGCGACCGCACCTACATTGGCAAAAGCCATTTGGTCGCCGCTAGCCGCATAACAATCGGAAATGACGTACTGATCTCGTGGGAGACGACGATCGTCGATCACAATTCCCATTCGTTGGACTGGAAACAACGGGCACATGACGTTGTCGATTGGAACCAAGGCAAAAAGGACTGGACCGGCATCGGCATCGCACCGGTCACCATCGAGGACAATGCTTTTATAGGTTTCGGCGTCATCATCCTAAAAGGTGTCACGATCGGCAGGGGCGCGATCGTAGGCGCGGGGTCCGTCGTGACAAGGGACGTTGCGCCATTCACCGTCGTGGCCGGCAATCCTGCCAGACTGATCACCGATCGCTCAGCACACCAGCAAGCTACTTAGAACTGCACAGCGCGCCGGCCATATAAACCATGCTGCGCACTGCAGCCTTCGGGGCGAACCTAAGAAACTCGGTGCGCAGCTTGTATTTTACCCAGCCTTTGGACCTACCCGCCAGGTGCTGCTCGTAGGCGAGATCGTGAGCGAACGTCATTAGCCTTTCGACCTTCAGACCAGACGTCTTCAACAAATTGTCAAAAGTCAGAGGCGTGTAGAAGTTGATGTGCCCGTAAGGGCCGGACATGCGGATCGCTTTGCCGAGGTTTCTCGTATGCTCCAGCGGCACCTCGATATAGAGCTTTTTGCAGACCCTGGCCGCTTCCATCAAGAACATTCGCTCATGCTCGACATGTTCGACGACATGAATGGCAAGGCCGAGATCGAAGGATTTATCAGGGTGCGGGATGTGGTAGCCGTCGAAGATGTCGAGGCTGTCCAGGTTGGCGATCTTTCTCGCCTTGATCGCTTCGATGCCACTGGTTGAAATCTCGACCGCTCCAAGTGTTTTTCCGAGACCCTTCTTGTTCAGCTTATCCAACACGGCGCCCTCGCCAGCACCTATGTCGAGGACCTTTTCGAACTTCTGTCCTTTGATGATCGCTTCGATGTGGCTGACCGATTGCTTCGACGCAATCTCGCGTTTCGCCGCCACCTTCCCGTCCGTGTAATAATCGTCATAAATATCGATAATACTGCCGGCGTTGGACATTGTGGTGGGCTCCTCTTTGGCAACCGTGCCACAGCGAGCGAACCGCGTCCAGTGCGGGCTAGGCGCCGCCCTCCCAGACCTCAATGAGGCCCTCAATATCGCCGTCTGGCACCGTGATTTCTTGGCTGCGCATCGGGTCGATTGGGTCGGCAATAATGATCTTGTCCCCGACCACCACCCAATCCTCGCCATCCGAAAGCTCGGTGATGATCTCGCCTTTGTATGAGATTGCGCGCGGCATTCCTGCCTCCTTAAGCCAGCGTTTCTATGCCGATTTGCGCCATGGCGTCATTGCCATTGACGCTAAGATGAAGGCCATCTTGCAGTAGCCCCATGTTGATCCAGTCGAGCTTGTCGGAGCCGAACATCTTGATGTTGTTTTGCCTGTACAGCTTCCTCAGCGCACCGGCCGCAGGATCGAAAGTACGTCCACTCGTGTAAGATCCGTCCCACGAGGACGTTAACCGCCAGATCGGTATGGCGAACATGGCGGGTGCCCCAGCCGCAACGAAATCGTTGATCAAGGCAGTGGCATTGGCGACGATGACGGACGGGTCCAGGCCGAACTGGTCGTTGATCCCCAATGCGAAAATCGGGACAGGCTTACCGCCGAAGGCAGAAGCCTGCTTGATCATTGAAGCCCGCCTCGCGGCATTAAACGACTGGAACTGGTAGCTGCCGTGAGCCGCTCGCATGGTGAGCAATCTCGGGCGTGAGCCAGCCGCCTTGGGACCAAGCCTGACCAGTCCGGTGATTTCCACAGGACCGCCGACAGCGGTGATCGTATAGGTTCCGCTTGCCGCCTGCGCGGTCGCGGTTGGGCCGCTATAGACATCATGGGTAGACGCACCCGCCGCGTTGACCGTCTTGAATGCCGGCCCGCCATTGTACTGGAAGGACAGGCTGCCAGCACCGGCTCCCTGCTCATAGAACACGTCCACCTGTTCATAGGCGCCCGTAAACGACATCGCCGCACCATCGGCCAGGATCAGGCTTTCGCCAAGTGGTCCGGTCGAGCCGGTCGATACTGTCCCCGAAGTCGTCAGCCCATAGAAGGTCGGAACATAGGCGGATGACGGCCGTAGTGCGGTCATAATCGGTTCGTCGGCCGCTATGTTGAAATTGGCGAACCGGGTGAATTTGTTGAACCAGTGCTGTGCACCGGAGGCCAAACCCGTCGAGCCGAAGTGAGAGATACTATCTCCGTTCAGGACCACCACGTCATTCTCAGTGATGAACTCGGCCAAGACGGAGCGCAGGCCATCGTATAGGTTGGTGAGTTGCGGGCGCGGCGGTATAAAGAACCGCTCGCCATTGACGACAGGCTTGCCCGGTCCCCATAAGCCGTTTCCGGTTGCGGGGATGGCAGTCAGCGCGAATGTACCGGGCGGCACGTATGGCTGCGGATGGGCAGCGGCGGCGGCGGCAAAGATCGCGGTCGCGTCAACAACGCCATTCGGATCAGCATCCACCAGCAGGCTCATGCCGGTGTTTTGCGCGCCGCCATTCTTGGCCACCGCTACATCCGCGACAAGGCCAGTCTTGAGCTTGAAACTGACCTCAAAGCGATGCGATGTCTGATCGATGACGGCGGCGCCATTCGACAGTGCGCCCGACCTCACCCAGGTGCGGATGCCGAGCGGATTGCTGTTTGCCTGATACTTGTAGCCGCCGCCGCTGATCGCCGCATACTGACCGGCCGCAATCGGAATTGCGAGCGGCATTGAAGCCACACCATTCAACAAGGTGACGGCCGTAGTGCTGATCACATTGACGGTCGGACCGGCAAGAAGTTCCACCACATGGATGTTCGCCGCACCGCTTGCTGCCGCACCGACATCGACTTCGGTGATGTAGCCGTCGCCAGCGGCCGGCGTCTGCGGGATGACGCTATAGCCAGGCGGGGTGTCGGCCCCTGTGTTGACCAGAGACGGCCAGCCGATATCAGTGCTGGAACCCACTGTTTCGACAATAGCAGCCACAGAGCCATCGGCCCGGCGTGCCTTGGCCGCAATCTCGCCGACAAGAACCGCCTGCCACTGGACGCCGTTCGTCGTGGTGATTGTCTTCGCTGTATGGCTGGTCGGAATGGTCGCTGTGTGCCAGCGAGCTTCGCCATTGGGGATCGCGCCGGCAGTAAAATAAAGCGAGCCGCCCGCTGCGGGCTGAACGCCGACCACGCATCCGGCCGGCTTGTAGATGTCCAGTCCTGAAATGGTGGACACGCCACCCGGCGCATTGACCAACTGCGTCGGAACGCCGGCATCAGAAAGGGAACCGTCGCCCTCTACCTTCGAGACCACCACGCGCAGGGCACCAGCAGCCGTCAGCGCGACCGGCAGGGCCGTCACATACTCATCGGCTGAGGCCAAAGAACTCGGCCAGAAATAGACGTTCGCGCTCGCAACGCTGCCGGCACCCGTCAGGGGGGTTGGCCCGACCGTCCGCGAACCGATCAAGGCGACTACTTCCGCCGCCGACGCGCGAACGCCTGTGTCCACCGCAATCGGCCCCGTCGCCACCGTGTACATTCCCATGATCCCAACGCTGACTTCGGTCCAGAAGTATTCGCCGATATCGACGTTGCGCGCGAGGATGGGCGACGCGCTGGCCCCTGCAAGCCCGGCAGACCCCGCGAAACTGAAGGTCGGCGCCACGGTGTACGAGCCGGGTGCAGTGATCAGGATCTGTGTCAGCGCGCCACCGGCGACGACGAAGCGGCCGGCGGCGCCCGAGCCGGCGCCGCCGGTAAACGCCAGGTCGAATATGCCGTTGGTGCCACCGGCGCCCGCAGTGATCGCGCCGCTGCCGACGACGCCAAGGCCGATCGCGGCCGCAACCGTCGGAAAGATGCCCTTGCCGTACAAGGATGCGTCGCGCGCTGCCTGGGCGCTGGCCAGGTTGGCAGCCGTGGTGAGAACATCGGCGGCGGTCAGCCCGGCATTGGCGGCAGAGGCGGACGCGCTCGCCGCTGCCCGGCCGGCGCTGGCCTCGACGGCATCCTTCAGCACCTGCGTTTCGTCGCGCAACGCTTCTACCTCATCGACCACCTCCGAGATGTCGGGCGGCACGAATGCCGCAATGGCGATGGCGTCGGTGCCCACAACCGGCTCGTCGGAGGTAAACTCAAACACCCGGTCCGCATTTGCCGACCCGACCTGCGTGTGAACCGTCGTTCCTTTCTGCAGCGTACGGGCGGTGCGGGCATCGGCGGCGCGGAACCATTCGCCCTCGCTCACCGTATAGATGCCGTTTTGCGCCGGGTCGGCCTGGTCCTTGACCAGCACCCGGTCGCCGATTTCGGCCGGCACGCCGTCAATGGCTTGCAGGCCATGCAGGGCTATGTTGGCCGTGGTCGCCACACGCACGGGTTCGCGTTCGCCGGTCAGAAGTCGAACGGCGGCAGTTGCAGGTCGGGCCATAAGGGCTTGCTCCATGAAAAAGCCCCGCAAAAGCGGGGCTTGAAAGATCGGGAACGTCAGGGCGCCCGCGAGACATCCAAATCCGTAGCGTCGCTAGGGAATTGGGGATTCAAGTATCGCAGGCGGGGAGTACTATTGGCGAAAGATGGCTGGCTTGTCTTAGAGGAAGCCGCAACCGCTGCGACCTACGGCAATCCGCCGACGAGCCGCTTCGTCCAGCCGGCGAACGTCAACCCGCATGCCATGCCGGCACAGTCGGCAAACCAGTCGAATATGCTCATATCGCGCCCTATCAATTGCATGCCCTGGAGAAGCTCGATCGCGGCGCCGGTAAGGACAAGAAGGACAATCAGCCTTGCCTTGTGTTCCGGCCAGCCGATGCTTCCCAGAGCCGTCAGCACGGCAAAGGCGGTGGCGTGGTTGAGCTTGTCGTGATCGAACGTGAACGCCATGCCGAACTCCTGCAAGAACCGCGCCGGTGAAAGGGCGAGCAGGAGGACAAAGGCCAACGCGGCCAGGAAAATGATCCTTGCCATGGTCGGAAAAGAGTCTGTGCGCAACAAGATACCGTCAATCCTTCATCTGAAAGGTCCGGCCTTCATCTGAAGGTCCTTACTGGCCAATGTGTGGCGGGCTCCGAGGTTTGCATCGCCCTGAAGTGGCAGCGCGGCGGGCGAATTTCGGATCCGCTGCGCCAGGTCAAGACAACGTCAAGCTACACCAATCCGCGCCTCCAGCGCCAGCCGCCACCTTGCGACGCTGCCGATTGCCGGTATTTTGTTTTCGATCGGATCGTCGATCTGGCGTCGTGGTCGACAATCTGACCCGGTGGCCGGCAAAACGGCCTCTAACGAGGCAACCAACCTCTTCGCCGCTCGTTGACCCATGCTGGGCTCTCACCCAGCTACTCCAGCACCTGCCCGTCTCGGTTGGCGCCGGGCCGGGCCTTTTTTGCTTCGGACAAATGGCGCATAAAGGCGGGCGAAGGGAACGCAACCGCGGCGAGCGCGTTCGATGTGTTGGTGGAATCCCTGCGGAGCCCTGCAATGAAGCGCATCTATAAAAAGCCGACGCTGGTGAAACACGAAAAGCTTACCAGGCTGACCGCGCAAATCATTGCGTCCGGGGTCGTTTTGGGCGAGTGATTTTCCAGGCTTTGCCGAACGCCAGCGCAAGACCCGGTTTTCTTGCGTCACGGCTGAATGCCGATCTCTGAGGGGGGGAGAAAATGAGACATAGCGTAAAGGACGCGCAGGCAGACCCGGCCGAGCAGTACCCTCGCGACGCCTATCTCAATGCCTTGGTGACGTTTGCCGAGGGCAATCTGGAAATCGGCATGACGCTGTTCATACGCGGTACGGTCATCGCCGGCACCTTGATCAGCGGCAGGAAGTATTTTGAGGAACTGAGCCGCCAGATGCGCAGCGCCTCGATACATGGCTCCAGCGACCCCGCCGACCTGCAGGACGTGCTGGGCCGCGCCATGCTGGATTTCGCCAACATGTACCCCAGGGCCGGCGAGCAGCCGGAGCCCGGGAGCCCGACACAGTCGTTCCTCCACCTTAGCAATGCGCGGATTTTCCAGGCCGCCAACCATTTGCGCTCCAACGGTCAGCTCATGCGGCTGCGGCTCGACGCGGTCGACGGCTATTTCATGGGAAATATTGAATAGCGGCGCGTGGGGATTTAGCGCGTTGCGCCCTCGCCGCGCCAGGCGCTCAATCCGCATGCTCCGTGCGATCGGTCAAAAAATAACCAGCCGGCTTGGGGAGAGGTGTATCCAAGTTGCAGGCCTATACATCACCCTTGAAGTTCCGGCAGTACCTTTTCATCAAGGAATTTGAGACGTCGATCCAGCATTTCAGCATTGGCGGGAACATTGACCGGGATTAACTCCGCCACTGACTTCCCCTGCCGCGCGGCTTCAACCCACTCTTCCATGGCGCCGATATATCCATCCAGCGCCTCGTGTGTAGTCTTGAGGTCGTCGCCAGGAATATATTGCCGGAGACACATCGCCGACGATCACCCAGCTCAACGCTGCTCGTGCCGAACGTCGAACGGTTTGATGGTAGCGGAAGGGAGACCTCGTTCATCAAACACATCGAAGACGCGTTCTGATAAGACGAGGTTCAGGTTCTGGGCGATACCGAAGTCATCGTGACCCGCCTTCCCGTTCACCTTCAGCCACACGAAAGACGGAAGCTCTACCTCGGGCTGAAGTTCGCGAAAATCTTCGGACGTTATGACTTCCACAGGGGCGAATGTCGCTCCGGTGAAGCCGATTTTTGACAATGCGTGCGCGGCGTCTTCCGTCACAAGGAAGCATGGAAAGCTTGTTATAAGAACGTCACCGAACCATCCCTCCATCTGGTACACAAGCTTGCTTACGACAGGGGGGTGTACACTTGTATCCATAACCGTACCGCGGCCTAATCCTCCAGCCACATCGGGCAGAATATCATAGTATCTCATCATTCACCTATCGGAGGATCGAAAAAATGTCCGTACTTCTTGTCGATTTCGGAAACATAATCAAGGACATTCTGACGGGTAGCATGAGGATTTTTCTTGTAAAAACTGTCCCACTCGTTCCGAATAACCTTAAGGTGCAAATTTATGTCGAACTCCTTTCGGATCCCACGAAGATTCTCGATTGAATTTAGTTCTTGCTCTGTAAAAAGCCCAGGATACTTGTCAAAAACTGCCTGCTCGACACCATGATGCACGACATAGTCGCTTTTGTTGAGGCTAGGATTCGCGTCGAAGAAGGTTTTTCGATAGTCCTTTGATTTCGCCCATCCAACTTTCGCCCCGGCATGTTTAACAGTTGACGGGTCTCTGGCAAGCATCGCACCTAGTAGCGGGGTCTCAATGGCACTGTCGGATATTTCACCGGCTCGCGTCTTCCGGCGTACAGCTCGTGGCGAGACCGATCGAGCTAAGTCTTGTTGGAAGCGAAAGGTTTCAGCGTCGACTCCGCGAACAAGCGCCTCGCCACCTTCGGCTAGGTCTGTCGGCAGCATCGAAAATGCTGAGAGTTTCTCTACCCAGGGCTTGGCAATCTTCCCGGCGGCGCGTTGCAGGGGCACGGCCACCAACTTGCCGCTAGGAATTGCCCCTGCGGCATTCAGCAGTGCTTCGCTGTAGTTGCCTTCCAGCGCTGCATTTCCAGCCTTCTCCAGTGCAAACGACGTCCCCAACGGTGTGAAGTCGGCCACCGAGACGCTGTCTTCGCCGAGCCCGTCGGAGCCCACGAGCTTTTGCGCGAGAAGACGCCACAGGCTCCCCCGCTCACTGTCGCCGGCTATCAATCTCCCGAGCCACTCTTGATTCGTCGGGATGTAGTTGGTGAGTTCCGCGTTTGCCCGCGATCGCCCAAGCTCAACAGTGTTGGCTAAGTCGAGCAGCATCATCGGGTCGACTACAGCTGCCCGGACCGACCTGTCCGTTATACTGTTGTCCGTTTGGGACGCACTGGTCTGAAGCAGGTGGCTCAGCACCGCTTCGCGCGCGGCTTGACTCGGTAGCGCCATGAACACATTGCGCAGCTCTGCGGTCTGGTCTTGCGGCTGGGCCTTGAGTTTGCCGACAATGTCCTCTGCAGTTGAATTGGGCAGCGGCTGGGCGGTCTCAAAACCCAACTGCTGCTGGGCGGCGATAGAGCCGATGATTGCCGCCTGATAATCTTCTGGCTTCGTCAGATTGTTCCAGGCGGCATCCAGGTTCGCGAATACCTTGCGGACATAGCCGCCCGGATCGGCCCGCCTTGCCTTGAACGTCAGCTCCGCAGCGGTGGCGATAGCGTCGTAACGCGCCTTGTCCTCTTCCGGCGTTGGACTGTCTGCCGTGGGGTCGGCGTCTTTGACCATGGCCCGCACGGCGCTATTCGACAGGTCGCGCATGCCGTGGAATTGACGACTAACCTCAATGGTCCTGCTGAACGCCTCGAAGCGCCTGGCGCCGTCGGTGGCGCCATAGAGAGCGACGAACTGTTCCGGCGTTGGGATCGGGCCGGAATAGGTTCCAGTGTCCCTGATGGCGGCCGGCGCATTCTGCTCGGCCAGGCTAATGTTAGTGCGTGTTTCGACTTGCCGCATCGCGTCGGCAGCTCGGGCCTGCTGGACCAACGCTGGGCGGTCTTCGGGCGGAATGTCCTCCCGAAAGGCCTGCACCACCCTTTCGTCCGGCGTAAGCTTGCCAACGCGATGGCCTTTGGATGCCAGCGCGCCAGACCCGCTCGCTTGTGGTCCGCTGACAGCCTCGACGGTATCGTCCTTGGTCCTGCCGCCGTTGACCGACCCCGCACCCAGCATCTCAACCGCGCGCATCGGATCCTGCGCGATCATCGCCAGGACGAGCGCCTTGGCCGTGTTGCTGCGCCAGGCTAGTTCGGCCGCTTGCCTGGTAAGCGGGTTGCCGATCTTGCCGATGAAGTCGAAGCCGCTCTGCCGGATCGCCTCGAACGTTGCGGCATCGTTCGGGTCGCTCTGTGCGATGGAGCCGGTGTAGAAATTATCGACCTTGGTCCATTCGGTCTGCTCATAGGCGTCGCGGCGCGCCTGCTGCCTGGCGGCCATACGCGCGGAGCCAACCGAGCGCATGACTTCCTTCTGCCCGGTGAAACTGGCGCGTTGGCCCTCGGGCACTTTCGGCAGAGTGCTGTCGAAGAGTTCATCGAACAGGCCGGGCTTGACCACCTGGCCCGTGCGCGGATCGACCTGGCCGTACATGGTGTCGTGCAAACCGCTGCCATCGGCTGGCGCGTTCTGCACCGCCTCGTCTTCGGCTTGCGCGATCTGCCCGTTCAAGCGCCGGCGGGTGACTTCGGCGTCGAACGCCTCCTGCTGCTCTTTCCGCTGTCGGTAGCGCTCCGCGACGGCGGAAAGCTCGTCGCCAAAGCCTTGCATGGCTTCGCCGACGAGCGAGCCGTTCGGATAGGGAACCACATTGCCGGTGTCGAGCCGGCGCTGGGCAAGCTGGAGGGGAATGGTTGCCATTTAGCTGTTCCCTACCCACGGCGCCCTGAGCGCCGAGCTGCCGAAGATCACGGCGCGGCTTGGCGCCGTGCTGGCTGCCGCGCTTGGGTCCATCGCCTTCGTCGGGTCATGGATTTTGGAGAGGCCGCCAACGAGATTGCCGCCGGCCTTGAAGATGCTCGCCGTCACCGCCTGCTTGCCGGAAAAGCGCGAGATGGCGGCTTGTGTGCCGAGACTGTTCTGGCGCAGTTGCGAGCCGTACTGGATCGCCTTGAGGTCGAGCTGGCCCTGCCTCGCATTGGCGGCCAGCACCTCGGTCGGCGAGCCTGCCATGCCGACGCCGGAAGCGCCCGCCTGGGCGCGCGCCTGTGCCTGCAAGAGTTCCTGCTTGTGGCGCTCCTGGCCCAGTTCGAAGGCCGCACTTTGGGCCTCGGCCTGCGCCTGCTGCTCATAGGCCTTGGCCTGATAGTCGGCCATCTGCTTCGACTGCTGGCCTTCGACCAGTGCGCCGCCAACCGAAAGCGCCGTGCCGAGAAGGGCAACTGTGCACATGGTCAGCCTCGCTCGCCGGCCGGAATGAATTTGCTTTTGACGCCATCCACCGGCGCGCCCAGCGCCGGGCGCGGATCGAGTGCGCCGCCGGGGCTGAGGAAGGAAAGCAAGAGCCTGTCGGCCTGGATTGCCGGCCGGCTGAGGCGGGCCGGTGCGGCCGCCCGCGCGCCGGCCATGGCTGTACGGCGGATGGTCGTCAGGTTGACCTTCAGGTCGGCGACGCCGGCGGCGTCGAACAGCCCATTGGCGGTGGTTATGGCGCGGCTCAGCGCATCGGCCTCGAACAGCTCCTGACGCAGCTGTTCGATCAACCGGTGGACACTCTTCCAACGATCGCCGAGGGTGATGGCCTTGGCCTTGATATCCCCGCCCAGCGCCGCGACGTCGGCCCGAGCCTCGCTCCGACCAGCCTCGGCGCGGCGCTTGTCGGCGCCGTCGACTGTCTTTTCGATGAGCGCGATTGCGTCGTTGCAGTCGTCGAGCGTGGCCCGCACGGCTGCCAGATCGCCGTCGCCGAAGATCGCGCGATCCTCGGCCTGTTGCAGTTCGTGCCGGCGGGCGATGGCGTTGTTGAGGTCGGTGTCGAGCAAGGCGATGACGGCAGCGAAATCGGCAGCCGTCCGCGCCCTGCCGAGGTCTTCGGCATGGGGGTGGGTCACGGGGAGGTTCCTTTTGGGGAGTGATGGGTGGGCGGGGCAGCGACGCCGCCAATCTCCCCCCTCGTGGGGGAGATTGGCAGCTGCGCGGCTTTCGCCAATCTCAAGCGTCAGGAGGAGAACTTCACCTAAGGCTCGGCGTCGAACACCGGCGTGAACGCGCGGATCGTGCAAGGTGTCGGGTTCACATGCCGGATGCGCACCCTGCCCTGCCCTTCCCAACTGTCGTCGATCGGCACCTCGACATTGCCGCTGAAGAGATCGGCCTTGCCGTCGGGCGCGACGATGCTGGGCATCCGCACCGTGTCCCAGCGCCCCCGCAGCAGGGACTGCACTTCGAGCCCGGTGGTGTCGGTCTCGAGCAGTGACATCATCACCTTGGCCACCTTCTTGCGGCGGCCGATGATGGAGCCGTCGCGGCCGCCGACATCGAGCTCCAGCGTGTCGGCTTGCGCCTGATAGGCAAGCCCGACCTGCCACGTCGCTGCGGTGGCGCCGCCGGGCAGCGTCACCTGGCCGGCGGTCACGACGAGGCCCTTGTAGACCTTGCCGCCGGCCAGCACGTCGACGCTCTCGCCATCGAGATGATCGAGCCCGGAGACGACGTTGACGGCGGCGCCCGAATAGGAGAGCCCGCAATCGACCTGAAAGGCATCGTCGAGGCCGCCATATTCGAAAGGCGGCGTCATGATTTCGATCGTGCGTTTCGTCACGCCGGCGATGGTGCGTTTGACGAACAGCCAGATGTCGTCGACCCCGTGCTGGCCTGGCGTGACGGCGATGCTTTCAACGAACGCCCACTGCGAACCGGCGAAGCCGCCGCCTAGGCGGTGCCGATGCATGCCGCGCACCTCTTGGCTTGGCTGATGCGTGTAGCCGCCGAGCTCGCCATTCTCGAGCGGGAACCACAGCACCGGATCGGGATCGGTCTGGAAGGCCAGTTCCACGACTCCCTTTTTCGGGATGTGCTCGGAAATCTGTCCTACATCGTCTGATGTGAAGCGGCCCGTCGACGCTTGCGTCAGTTCTGCGATCGATCGGCGCGAACGCGTCACATAGAGGAACGACTGCCCGGCATCGACGGGGCGGATGCGGGCGCAGCCAAAGGTGCGCGAGCGCCGGTTCTTGAACGAGGATGGCGTCAGCGCCTCATCGATGCCGGAGCCCGACAGCGCCCTGATGCCGCCCGAGGTACCGATCAACAGCGCGCCGTCGGAATCGGCGATCCAGACGATGTCGTTGGCCTGGCCGCCGCCGGCCTGGACGAACTCCAGCGCGTCGTCATCCTTCTCGCCCAGCGCGAAATTGTCGAAGTCGCCGGTGACCGAGGCATAGACCGAGAATTTGCGGCTGAAGGCCAGCCGTTCTTCGTAGAGCGAGCCGGTCTCGACATATTTGCCGGGCACGAAGGTGCCGAGCCGCCAACGCGTGATCGGGCTCAGATCGGGCAGCGCAAAACCATGGAGCTGGATTGTCACGACCGTCGTGCTGACACGGGAGATGATCTTTGCCCAGCGCCAACGGCCGTCCGAACCGAGAAGGCGCACCGCCCGGCCGACATCGCTGGTTTGGAAGCCGGTATCGTCGTTGATGCCGACGATCGAAGAAGCCGTGAGAGCGAACGGCGTCTGACTGGCCGCCGCCTTGTTCATCGTCACTTCGGCGAATTGGGACGAAGTATTTCCATTGACGCTAAGCCAGCGAAAGCGATGGTATTCGTAGGGCGTCTTGTTGAAGAATTCATAGAACCGCGCTTCGCCACCGGTCCAACCGCTTTCCCCCTGACGGCTGTCGATGGTCGTCCATGTCGAACCATCGTTCGAGCCTTCAATCTTCCATGCGACCGGCTGGCGGTCCACGCGCGTGCCATCGGTCGTGGTGACGGTATAGCGATCCACGATGGCCTGGGCGCCGCCGGGTAGTTGATATCCGATAAAGCCAACCGTGATGTTATCGAAGAAGACGTCGGTGCCGCTATTCTTGTCGAAAGCCTGCCATGCGCTGGACGACCCGCCGGTCGACGTAACGGTGCCGGATGGCGAGGTCAGCCCGGCCATGTCCGGTGTCAGCGAACCGTAATCGGCTGGCGTTAGTGTCGTCGAGGTATCGTTGATGTCATCATAGGGACCATCCTCAAAGGGATAGTCACCCAGCGTCCATGTCGTGTGCGCCGTGCGCGTCAGCACCTTTGGCGGGTAGTTCCTGTGGGTGATCCACATCTGGTCGGCCGACTGCACATAGGCGAGGTCGAACAGGTCCGCCTCCAGATAAGGCGACGCCACCTCCACCGTGCCGACCCGGGCGCCATAGGCATAGACGCGGATATAGAGGTCGCCGAACTCCAGGCAGTAGGCCTGCTCGGAGGAGAAGATGAACGGGATGCCGCGCGTCTTTCCGGCTGCGTTCTTCACCTCGCCGACGAAGACGGTGCCGCCGCGCTTCCTGATGCCGCCATGCGGCAGCGTGAGGAAATTCTCGCATCTGGCGAGCGCCGCCCGATAGAGGTCGAGCGAGGCGCGCGCATGCAGGCGCGGCGAGATCTCGCCGCGGGTGAAGACATCCTGGACCGGATAAAGCGTCGTCATCAGCGAAAACCCTCAAAGCATGTCTCCCCGTGCGCGGCGGGGCAAAAACATGCGAAATCAAAAACGAAAGTCGCCGCGCTGCTGCGACCAGGAGGCGGTGTAGAACCGGCCGCCGCGCTGGATGGCGTTGGCGGTGAAGGCGGCGTCCAGCGCCCGGTCATAGGCTGAGCGCGCGATATCGATCATGCCGGACTTGTGGGTCAGCGGATGGGCGATCTTGATGGCGAGTGCCGCGACCAGCACCTCGCTGAACAGCGCGTCCCAATCGTTGGGGTCGGTGAGGTTGGCGACGTAGCGGATAAGGCGCGGGCCGGGCTGGTCGCAGTAGATCAGCCCCGCCTCCTGCCGCCACGAGATCGGCACGCCGTCCGGCTCGCCATTCAAGGTCAACGGCAGCGGCCGCAGGCAGTCCACGGGCAGTTCATAGGCAAAATTCAAGGTGCCGCTGCCGGTGTCGGCGCCGGCGACGGACGCCGACAGAATGGCGAACACCCAGGCGTGCTTGGTTAATTCCGCTTCGCGCGTCAGGTCGAAATGCAGATTGAGCAGGCGTGCTGCCTTGACGTCCTGGTCGAGCGAGTCGATCGGCGCCTCGTCGAGGACGGCGAGCGCCATGTTGGCGATGTCGAGCGGGGTGATGGCCATGGCGTCAGGCCTCCGTCAACATGGTTGATCGGGCAAAGCAGGGCATGGTGGCCTCCACGGCAAAAAGCCGCTTCGAAGCGGCTGGAATTTGGTGATTTGTGTTTGGCGGAAGAGTTCTCGCGCGCCGAACCCATCAAGGCGCCGAGAAGGAAAGACGATAACGCTCTGATTTATCGCAGTTTCACGACATCGCCGCGCGACGCTGCGATGGCTTGCGGACTGAACCCCGCGGTATCAGCCGATGCTTGGGTCAGTCGAGTTCCGCCGCTTTTCCCTGGATTTGGCAGGGGCGCCTGATTGCGGTTCTTCGGCGCGTTTCGCCATCGCCAACCCCCTGTCCAGCGCCTCCTGCAGGCTTGTCGTGTAATAGGCGGTGTTTTCCTGACCGCCGACAAGGTTTATGCGGTGGATTTCCCCCTTCTTGCGTATGGAAATGCCCGCCTTTCGTAGCCTTGCCTGAACGGTCTTGTACGTCAAATTCATGGTTAACCCCTGCCGAGACAAGGCAACATCGCCGTTCTTTGTAACTGGCCGGTGCCGGCAAATGATCAATGTGCAACAGGAATAAGGTGGCAAACCTCAAAGTTCGTCCCACGCAGCCCGACGGGCGGGTTTTCGATTCGCCACATCGACGGCCTAGGCCCATCGAGCTAATTGAATGGGGAGCCAAACTTGTCCACAATTGCACCTTACCGAAGCCCAGCGAACGCCTGCTGATTTTGCTTCGACTTGTTTGCCGGCATTTGTCCAAACCCCGACGCCGGTCGGTAAACAAAGGCGGGCCCAACTGTCCCTCGGGTCCGCCTTTTCTTTTTTGAAAGGGATTGCAACTGCCTCATGCGCAGGGCGGAGCGCCGACAGCTCTCCGCCCGCTTGCTCAGGCCTCTGTCGTCCTCAGCGCGATGAACGCCATGTTCTTGACGCTGGAGGCCGTGCGGTCTCAGTTCGCCAGCGGCGTCAGCCTGAAAATCTGGTGATTGGCGGAATGCCGAAATAAAAACGCGCCGGGGATGTCCCGGCGCGCCAGCTGCCGAGTTCTGGCAGCAGCCTAGAATTTCATCGCGATGCCGACGCGGAAATCATGCGTCTGAAGCGTATGTTCGAGGACACAGCCACCGCCGCAATATTCCAGTGACTTCTTGCCGAAGAACGAGAAGTCGTACTCGCCGCGCAGGAAGACATTGTGGGTCAGCGCCACGTCGACGCCGGCGCCGACGATGCCGCCGACAACGGTCGCGTCGCGCTCTGCCGGACCGCCCGGATAGAATGTCTTCAACTTCGCCGCCGTGACGCCTGCGGTCACGAAGGGCAAATAACGCCCCATGTCCATGCCGACCCGCCCCTTCAACGACCCGAACAGGCCGGTCGAGACATCCAGCGTGCCAGGACCGGGAATATCGTCGAAGGTCGATTTCTTGAATCGGTAGCCGAGTTCGCCTTCGACGCCGTAGACGACGTTGCCAGACTGGAAATTGTAGCCGGCAAAACCGCCAACGGCCGCGGAGCCGACATTGTGGGTGACGCTGTCGCCGATATTCGGCTCGTGGATCTTGTAGTGTTCGAGCGTTCCGGCGCCGAAGACGCCGGCATAGGGACCCTGCCAGGTCCATTCCGGCGTCTCGACCGGCGCTGTCATATCGGCGGCCACCGCCGGCGCGCAAAGCGCGAGCCCGAATACGCAGGCGAGCAATACAGATTTCATTGGATTCCCCAAGTTCCTCAAAGAATTTGCCAAGTTGCATTATCCGCGACTGGATTGCATTGTCTGTAGTAAAAAGATCACACAGCCTGGGACTATTTTGCTTCGGTCAATTTAGTAATGGCGCATATAATTGATCTTTGGCTGCCTGTATCCAGGCAGACCTTCCTGTCAGTTCTTGCAGACGACGATGCCCCTGCAAAGAAGGGCATCGTCGGCCGGTCGTACAGGGGACGGGGGTCATCCCCCCACCTTCCTATACTCAATCGATCAAACCTCGGTCGTCTTCAGCGCGATGAACGTCATGTTCTTGACGCTGGAGGCCGTGCGGTCCCAGTTCGCCGCCAGCGCCAGTTCCGCGTCGGTGGCGAATTCGCCGGCCGAGGAGGCGTCGAGGAACCGGGTGCCCGGCACATGCGGCACGAAGTGCCGGCGGCCGACCATTTCGGTGACGCCGCCGCCATGGCCCTGCCGCGGCTTGCGGTCGAACTCCAGTGGCCCGCCTTCCGTATTCACCGGAAGCTCGTTCCACAGGATCGCCTTGTCCTTGAACATGAAGGCTGTATAGACTCCCGCCGCCACCGGAATGTCGTCATCGACGACGGCCCTTAGCCCCATATAATAGGGGATCAGCGGCCCGCCCTGCTCCGACGACGGCACATAGTCGATCAGGTCGGCGAGCTTCAGCGCCTTCATCTGCTTGGAGTGCATCCAGATCGTCTTGAACTTGTCGGCGCGGTCGCCCATCAGATAGGCGGCCTCGATGATGTCGGTGTCGACGATGGAGGCGCCGGTGGTGCGCACCAGATCGCCGCCATCATTGGCGATGTTGTCGGCCACGACGCCTTTCAGGATGCCGAGCAGGGTCAGCTTGTTGGCGCGCTGCCAATATTCGGTCTGGCGCCGCACGATCAGCTTCTGCGGGTCGTCGCCGGCCAGGATCGAGGTCAAGTCCGGAACGCCCCAGGCCTGGGCGCGGACATTGCGGGCGGCGACCTCGCGGCGGGAGCCGATCTTCTTCATCTCGATGGAGTCGGCCGGGTCGTCATTCACCGGTTCGGACGGGTCGTTGCCGAGATCCTTCCAGCCGGGCATGTCGACCGAGCGGCCGCCCATCGAGAGTTTCGAGGCGATGGCCGGGTCCGAAAACAGGATCCCGGCCTGATAGATTTCGAGCGACTGGACGTGCTCCTCGAACGAGTATTGTGCATAAACGGACGGAACGATCGCGTCCGCGATACGGGTATAAGCGTCTGCCATTTTGTCTTTCCTTCAGGGTTGATGGGCGGAGAACTGTTGCAGGCCGCTTTGAAACTCGCTCCGGCGAGCCGCCAGATGGCCACCGGAGTAGAGTTCCCAAACGGACTAACGGGGGTTGTTGGGCATCCAGAGGTCCGGGTTCTCACCGGCCTCGCGTGCCAGCCGCCGGGCGCGGGCGGGGTCGGTTTTGACGAGGGCTGAAATCGCCGAAATGTTGCGTTCGCCGGCGGCGTTGCGCTTGAAGGGGTTTTGCCCCCTTGGCACGCCGTCGGCGTCGATCGTGTCTTCCCGGAACATCGCCTCGCCGATGGCCTGGAACGCCTTGGCGATCTGCGGATCGGTCAAGGCGCCGTCAGGCAGGAGGATGCCCTTCGCCTTGTAGGCATCGACCAGGCCGAGCTTCTTCATCGCCCGGTTGGCGACTTCGAGCTTCTGGCGAAAGCCATCGCTGTCGGTCGGTCCCCAGTCCCTCACGAGATCGTCGTGAGTGGCCTCCACCGAGCGGGCAAGCGCGATCTCCTGGCGCGCGGCCTGCTCGGCCATGTAGCCGACGAAGCGGTCGTGATAGGCCTGCGCCACCTTCGGCGTGGCGCCGGCTTCGACCGCCCAGGCCTTGGACGCATTTGCGAGATCGTCCGAATAGGCGAAGTTCTCGGGCACCCCGTCGGGGCGCCTGTACTCGACCTTGTCGGGCGAGGTCAGCGGACGCATCGCCTCGGGCAGCCGGGTATGGAACCTGTCCCAGTCTTCCCGAGATGCGTCAGCAGCCGGAACGCGCAGGCTCTCGCCCTGCTGCCGCTCCAGCTCGGCATAGGATGTGAAAACCCGATCGAGGTTTTCCGCCTTGGTCCAGCCCTTGGCTTCAGCGAGCTTGCGGTTGCCTTCGGAAAGACCGTCAAACCAACTTTTGGCCGTGGGCGGGGCGGACCCATTGTCTCCGTTGGCCGGTACTGGGTTGCCCGCCGGCGGCACGTGCGCCGCCACGGACCCGGCGTCTGCCAGATCTGTCATGTGAGAAGGTTCCTTGTGTTGAGGTTTAAGAGAGAGCCGGCGGCGAAGCGCCAATCTCCCCCCTCGTGGGGGAGATGTCCGGCAGGACAGAGGGGGGCGCGAAGGAACGCGAGCGTTCGCTTCTTTGACCCAGGCTTTGTTCTTCCAAAATTTCAGGCGCGATTGGAGCAGGAGGTCGGCACTCTACGGCCCCCCTCTGCCCTGCCGGGCATCTCCCCCACACGGGGGGAGATTGGCCGTCACCTCCGCTTTCGCCAATCACCCAGATCTGGAGGGAGTCTAGACATTATCCCCCCAGTTCTCCCACAGCAGCGTAATCGTGCCGGTCACCGCAATCGTGCCATCGGCGTCTATATCGGTGCCGGTGGCGAAGGCGAGGTTGAGATGGAGATCGGCCGGCGTCACTGTCCCGTCGAGCGTCAGTGCAGCCGCCACATCGGCCGTCGAGGCGGTCGACAGCGCGGCACCCGCGCCGTCCAGCGTGCGGCCGGTGGCGGCCAGCACATTGACCATGGTGGCGGCCAGCGTCGCGCTCGCCGCCGCCGCCGAGCCGAGCGACCAAGTCAGCGCCGCATTGTCGTTGATGGTCGAGGCGCGAGCGGTCAGCACGGCGAACTGCAATCTGGCGGTGCCGCCTTTGATGCGTACCTTGCCGTCGAGGAAGTCGAAAATCTTCTGGCTGGCATAGGCCTGCGCATCGGCAACCGGCACCTGCATGGCATGGAACGAAAAGACGGTGCGGAAGGCGCCGCCCTGCCCCGTGGTGACGGCTTTCAAGCCGAGCCTGGGCGGGGCAAAGCCGGCCTCGCGGGCGGCGGCGCGGCTAAGCGTCCGGGGAAGACCTCGGGTCAT